TATGGTGCGATTTTTCATTGAGCAACTTTTTATTTATTTTTACGGGCTATTTGGAAACATTTGGAAACATTTGTTTCCAAAGTTGCTTTTTTTGGAAACAAAAAAGTTGCTCGTTCAAAAAATCAATATATTGTTCGTTAAATAAGGGGTATAAAAAACACATTGTTATAATATAATATAATAATACAACAATGGACCAACCACATACCCCCCCTGAAAATTTCCGCTCAAATATTGCCAATTTTTGCAATGATTTAACTACGACCTTCCCCGAATTTGCCTATTTGTGGAAAAAATGGACAAATCCCAAAACATCCGATGCCGATATTCAACAATTATTTCAATTTTGTTTGAGTATATATCCTGAACGTTTCTTCGACATTTTAAATCAAAACAATGATATTTTTAATTTGGACGGAGATGTAAAAACGACATTTCTACCAAACGTGGAATTTAAAATGTTGTTTCATTGTCCAGGAACAAGTGAAAGTACGCGTAAATCGATGTGGAAATATCTCCAACTCATTTTATTTACGGTGGTTGGGTCGGTGAAAGATAAAGTGAATTTTGGCGATGCGATGAATATGTTTAATGGGCTCGATGAGTCCGATTTACAAGATAAATTGAAAGATGCAATGGAAAATATTGGTCAGTTTTTTAATAATATAAAAGAAGAGGATATTCAGGATGATGATGATGGGCCATCGAATAAAAAGGATACAAAAGCAAAAACGGAAACAGATGAATCAGACGAAACAGACCAAACAGAAACGAGTGAATCAACAAAACAATCGCGCGGGTTTAATTTCGATGGTTTACCCAAACCCGAAGATTTACACAGCCACTTGAAAAATTTATTCGAAGGGAAACTTGGATCTTTAGCCAAAGAATTGGCAGAAGAGATTGGAGACGATTTAACAAAATCGTTTTCTAGTGATGAAATGGGTGAGGTAAAATCTACACAAGATGTGTTTAAGAAATTAATGCAGAATCCTGGAAAAATAAGCGGCTTGGTGAAAACGGTAGGTGAGAAATTGTCGAATAAAATAAACAGCGGCGAGATATCGCAAGAAGAAATTATGAAGGAAGCCGGAGCATTGATGCAACAAATGAAAAGCATGGGCGGAGGCACGGATCAATTCAACGATATGTTTAAAAATATGGCGCGAAGTATGGGTGTCAATCTTCCGAAAAATGCAAAAATCGATGTGAATGCATTGACGCGTATGACTGAACAAAAATCTTCTGCTGATAAAATGCGTCAAAGAATGGCATTGAAGAAACAGAAAATGATGGAGGAGCAAATTGTACAACAAGCAAAAATGATGAAACAACACGAGGATTATCAAAAAGCATTGGCCGCAAATAATACTTTTTTGATAAATTCTACGGAGAATCCTCATAATTTCGTATTTCAATTGAAAGGAGAGGAAAAACAGGAAAAAACGTCTGCCGTAAAACCGGCGATAGAAGCTGCTACTTTGACTACTTCGCAAAAAAAAAAGAACAAAAAGAAGAATAAAAAGGCGGCATCCGCGGCATTAGGATCGACGGAAGGAACGGAAGAAACGGAAGAAAATGAAATGTCTTTGGAAAATTAAAAAAATTAAAAAATAAAAAAGCCATAATATATATATAATGGCTTTTTTGAAATCATTACTGAAACAATTTGGGTTGCAAACTAAAAAACAACGTAAAAAACATAGGCAAATATCTATGAAAGCAATGCGAAATAAACATAGTAAGACATTGAAAAAATACAAAAACAGAAAATCTCCTCCGTATCCAGCAGATCTAAATTGTAATAAAAAAATGCTTGGTAATGATGGAAATATGTACAAATCTACACCAAATAAAAATGATATATGTACATGGAAAAAATATAAGGTCGTCTAATAATGTTTCTGCAAAATACATTTGTACTATTATACTATACTATACTCCCATATAAATGCAACCAATTTCGATCATTGGTTCCGGAAATATCCAAAATACAAAACTAACTCGAACATCTTCTTTCGGAAACCGTTCTTTTTCGGAGTTGAATCGAGAAATTACGAATATACAAGGCGCAACTACGTATTCTACGCGGATATGTAAAAATATAAAGTCAAAATGTTTGTATATAGTTGGTTTATCGAGTATATTTTTAATCGGTGTATTTATTATACCAATAACTTCTATTATGAAACAAATACCACAATTTCCAACGATGCCGCAAATGCCTCTATTACCGCAATTACCGCAAATTCCACTATTACCGCAAATGCCTCAAGATCCAGCGATACCGCAGATGCCACTATTACCGCAGATGCCTATATATTCAACCGATTCGAATAAACCAACATTGATGCCAATAATTATATCATCAAATCCTTTTTTATCTGGTACATTACAACCAAAACCACAACCATAAATATTTATTATATTATTCTGTATGTATATTGTATATTGTATATTGTATATTACATTACAATAACCAAGACAATGAATCTATTAAAATTTATAAATGTCCCTGTCTTTTTGATAAGTCTCGCCATAGGACTTTTTGTTGTTTATATATCATTAAGTGATTCACGAAAGATATATATATATCCGACGCCTGAAAATATAGATTTAATTCAATATAGAGATAAAACAAATACGTGTTTTGGTTTCAAGCAAACGGAAGTAGCGTGCCCTAAAAATAGTAGTGAAATATCAAAAATTCCTTCACAAGCTTGAAGGAGTTTGGAGCGAGCCAGAGACGTTGCGAAGCAATGCCGTAAACGAAGTTGAAGGAGTTTGATAATAGACAATATATTTTGTGAAAATATATTGTCAGTGCCTAGTATATACTCATTTCGTATTATTTTAATACAATAATAATCTAATAACAACAACCAAATAATTCGAATAAATGAATTTTAGAAGATTATTAAATACATATCTTGGTCAAATATTTATTTCGATTCTACTAGGTCTAGGTTTAGCAACTATGTTTCGAAAAGCGTGTACCGATAAAAATTGCATTTCATTTAATGGGGCAGTTATCGGAGATATTGACGGAAAAGTATATCAATATGGAGAAAAATGTTATAAATACGTATCTAATGCAACAAAATGTGATAGTACCAAAAAAGTGGTTGATATTTCATCACCGGCAGTTGGATCGGATATTATTCCACCCAAAGGTATATTCGGATAAAAAATCCATCGATTCGTTAAACTATACAATGTTTAGATAATTACTTATTGTATAGTTTGTTTTATGTCATCTGATCAATATTCTTCCACCACCCGAATTTCGGATTTGCCCGAAAATATAACGATGCAAATGCCGGTGCAAAATCAAATGATGATGGGTAATAATGGAGGCGGAGGTGGAGGCGGAGGCGGTGGCGATGATGGATTATCTGGACCTGGGCAAAACACATATATGCCATTAAATATTCATCCCAATCCATATGGTGTAAATAAATCGCAACCTGCTATGTCATTGCCACAGAGTCAACCACCCACGAATCGAGGAAGTGATCAAATGATGAATATGCAACATCAGCAGCAGCAACAACAACGCCTTCCGTCGCGCGATATTCCGATGAATTCACTTGAATTCCAACAAGACGAAGAAATACAACCCAATTACATACCAAAAGCCAAATTATCGTCGGATTATATTCGCGAATATGAAGAATCGAGCGAGGCGACAATGAAACAACACGAAAAAACGAAATATCGCGAGAAAATGGCGAAAGATTTGTTTAGCGAAATGCAAACCCCGATTTTAATCGCAATATTATATTTTATTTTTCAAATGCCGGTGGTAAATACCCTTTTGTATAAATATTTTGCATTTTTATCCATATACCATACGGATGGAAATTTCAATTTTTATGGATTAATAATGAAAAGCGCGTTATTTGGTGGATTGTATTACGGATTGCAATCATTTACTGAATACATGACGTAAATACAAAAAATCGAATAAATTCAACGAATCATTACGTTGAATTTATCATAAAAATAATCTTGTAAAAAAACCTCTTTTCTTAACGGTTTTGTTGTGTTTTTTCTTTGGTTGTGAAATATTTATTTCGGTTTCGTCATGGGAAGGAACGGAAGGAACGGAAGGATCTTGGAAGCTTGATAATTCTTTATCTTTTTTATCTTTTTTATCTTTGTGTTTCATTGTTTTTTTTGATCCATCGGGTTTTGTTAATCCAGGAATATATTTTAAGAACCATTCGTCGTATTCGCGTTGCCCGCGTTTTGATTTTAATTCTTTAAATTTTGCTGCTTTTCGTCCACGAATACTTTGCATTGTTTCTTGTGCCCCATAACAGTTAATGCTGAACCGTTTCAGTAAACCTTTCTGCGCCAAACGATTCTTCTGCTCTACTTCAAACAAAAACGTCGACATGCATAAAATGCGATCTTTATAATAATAAGGAGCATCTGCATAATAAAACGCCAAATAAAAACTCAACATCGTATCAATCGTCGCAACATTTATTTCTTTATTATCAATGCGAATAGTATTGTAATTATGGCACGCTATCGGTTTATAAATAAAGGCGATGGTTTCTTTTCCAACGCGAATTTCTATATGTTCAGGAATAATTTCACCAATCGCGTCGTGTACAATTTCCTTGACATTTTTAAACCCGGCACTATGAAGACGTTCTTTTATAATAGTTGCACAATTAGTGGGGTCTTCCGATAAAACATCAAAATCTGGCATTTTTTCAACCAAATGTTTTTGTTCATTGGGCATATATCGAGAATATAAACTGCTAGCATACCCTCCAAAAAATATTACACCCAGCTCAATAAACGCATCGCGCACTGTAAAATATATTTTTTCAGAATCTTCTAAATCATTTTCCATTTTCCGTTGAAAATCGATGGTATTGCAATCAAACGCGGTTTTCAATGGAAAATACTTATTCAAAAGTGTTAATCGTTTCAATACCTTTTCCCATCTGGATACATCTCCGGCAGGACGCGATAATTCTAAATACATACTCATTCGCAAATAATTTGGAGGCGCATATTTGATACCGGCTACCACAATCGCATCCTTGGAAAGGGATTGGAATAATTCTTTAGGTAAATAGGTTACATCTGCCATTGGAATATAATTAACAAATACCTTATATGTACCTGGATGCATTCCAGATTTCGCTTCTACTTCTTCATACCCTTCTTTGAAGTACATATCGGCCAACGCTTTAGAATCATCGAGTGCATTGGCCGAAAAAAAATCGTAATCGGGTATTTCAAGAGATCGGTCGTAAAATTGCGCAAATTTGGGTAAAATATTATTAATCGCCGTTCCGCCATAACAAACGAGTTTTTTATTGATTAAAAAACGTTCTAATATAGATACCATTTTACGTATATCATCACTGTCTGCCATTTTTGCCCCTTGTACTTTTTCCGTTTCATCAACCGCATTTCGTAAAATGGCCAATTCGCAATCAGAAAAGGTTATTCCTTTTTTACATAAATCCGAGTTGTAAACTTTTGGGGTTTTTTCATTTTTTTCGTTTTTACCGTTTTTTTCATTTTTACTGATTTTGTTTTTTTCAAACTCCGGTACTTTAGTTATAGACTTCATTCCCGCGGGAAGCTCGTGTAAGCTTCTACCTGAGGATCTCCTGCTCGCTACATCTTCATTTTCCTCATTTTTATATTTATTTTTTTTATAATTTTCTTTTTTTTGATATTTCATCGTTTATTACTAATTGTATTTATAATATAACATATTATAATATTATAAATTGAATTCCTCTAATTTCAAACTCATTATAATGCTACGGAATATATCAGATCGTATGAGTTTGTATATAAGTAATTGCGTTCGATAATGGAATAAACGCTGATTTATATTGCCTAAATAATTCTTCGTATACTGTTAAATTTCGATCTTTAATATAAAAAGGCTGAGCAATGATCTGAGCACCATAATTTTGTATTAAATTGAAAGAATCTGAGTTTCGCATATTACCGAATAGACTCGTATCAGGAAGAACGATTCGTACAACGAATGGTCGCGGATTCGGTGGATTCATAGATAAATTGGTCAATTGATTTTCTTTATAAAGTGGTAGTTTGTCGCTACCGCTTTCTATATTTGCATATGTTTTAAGATCATAGCATCCTGATGTTCCACTAGTGCATCGAGGATAATTATTGTATCCAGGCGATGCAGTTTTGTCAATAATCAAAACCACTTTTCCCAATAAATCACGAATATTCGTTTCTGGTGTAATATTTTTCTTATATAAACGACCTTTTAATATCGAATCCACTGACATTGCTATGCTTTGAAATGCTTCCGGTAAATTCGATTTAATGCGTAAATGTATAAAAAGAGGGTCGCGCGGGTTTGGAGTGGGTGCAGCAAAACCACTCGATATGATTGTAGTAAAAACAGCATTTAATGAAAGCGCCGGATCATAAGACGTAAAACTTGAATTTGCTGGATCATACGTACTATTGGAATAAGCTACAATGGGTATACCATCTTTCATAAATACTTCAAAATCTAAAAAACGACATCCTCGCGATAAAACATATTTGATCGTATCGTGGCTCATATATCCTCCAGAATAAGCGCTATTGAAAGACGATTTGATGCAAAAATCACGCAACTGGCCAATATTTTCTTTTTCTTTTTCTTCTTCTTCGTTAAATACAGCATTCATTATTCCTGGACCATTGGCAATGTCTGCAATTTTAGCTAGTTCATTTGATTGTGCAACGGATGGTTCATCTGAAAAAATATTATTAGCAGTTTCGCTACTTGTATATGATAAAACTTGTCTAGCTTTCACCATTCGGTATATAATATATGCAAAAATCAGACCGATTGAAATAATAATGAGTGAATGATAAAGAGCCATTAAATTCTTGGTTTAATTATAGTATATTTTTATTTTTTTATATAATGTTTGTAGATAAAATATAGAAATTATACAAATAGAAATATAGAAATAATCTATAGGAACAGTATATACTAAAATCATAAAATGGCAGGAGGATTACTAAATATAATATCAAACGGTAGTGCAAATGTTATATTAACCGGAAATCCGACCAAGACATTTTTTAAAGTAGCTTATTCAAAATACACGAATTTCGGTTTACAAAAATTCCGTTTGGATTACGATGGTCAGCGCGATTTACGTTTGACCGAAGAATCTAAATTTACGTTTAAAATCAAACGTTATGGTGATTTGTTGATGGATACATATGTCGTAATGACGTTGCCAGATATATGGAGTCCAATATATCACCCATGTTCGGAAACAAATAATCGTTGGTCGCCATATGAAGCGAAATGGATTCAACATTTAGGGTCGCAATTGGTTAAAGAGGTTGAAATACAGTGCGGTGCATACACTTTGCAAAAGTATTCTGGACCCTATTTGAAAGCAATGGTCGACCGCGATTTTAGTGCCGAAAAGAAGGATTTGTTTGATCGTATGACCGGACATATTCCCGAACTTAATAATCCGGCGGATGTGCCCGATCGAACAAATGGATTTCCTCATCCAAGCCATAAATACCCATCGTCTTATTATACGAAAACAACTGTCGGCGCAGAACCGTCCATTCGAGGCCGCAATGTGTATATACCAATTAATACGTGGTTTACGTTGGACTCGCGATGTGCATTTCCGCTAGTTTCGCTGCAATATAATGAATTGACTATAACAGTTACGCTGCGATCTATCCAAGATTTGCTTCAAGTGCGGGATGTATTTGATATGTCAAACAATTGCCCGTATGTACAGCCCGATTTTAACCAAGAACGTTTCCAAATGTACCGATTTCTACAAACGCCCCCTGCTATACATATTACGGCGGATCAATATGCGAACAAAACATTGACGTGGAATGCTGATATACATTTATTAGCTACGTATTGTTTTTTATCCAACGAGGAATCGAAATTATTTGCAGCGCAAGACCAAGTCTATTTAGTCAAAGATGTGTTTGAGTATAAATTCCAGAATTGCACAGGGTCGACAAAAGTGAAATTGAAATCATCAAATGGAATGGTCGCAAATTGGATGTATTATCTGCAACGTAGCGATGTAAGTTTACGTAATGAATGGAGTAATTATACAAACTGGCCATATAACACTATACCGGCGAATATGTATCCGGCGCCATTATTTGTAAATGGGCAAGATACCTATGATGCATCGGGCTTAATATACGGTCCTTTTCGAGAACCGAATGGCAAATATACCGGCATATTTATTTCGGGGGATTTCAATCCTCATAATCGCAAGGAGATTTTAGAAACAATGGGTGTTGTTTTTGAGGGTGATTATCGCGAAAATGTAATGCCGCGAGGTGTATTTGATTATATTGAAAAATATACGCGAACACAGGGGTCTGCAAAAGATGGGTTATATTGTTATAATTTTTGTTTGAACACAAGCCCTTTTGAATATCAACCATCGGGGGCGATTAATTTGAGCCGATTTAAAAATATTGAGTTGGAATTGACTACGTATATACCGCCGATTAATAATTCGGAAGGTAAATTCAATATAGTGTGCGATCAAACAGGACAGCCGGTTAGTGTTAGTAGTACGCCGGGATGGGCTATTTATAAATATAATTACGATATTACGATTTTTGAAGAGCGATATAATGTTTTGTCATTTATTGGTGGAAATTGTGGTATGTTGTACGCACGATAAAATGGGACATTTTTTATCGCGAGTTATAATATATTTGTATAATAATGGTAAATAATAATAATAGTAATCAAAATCAAAATCAAAATCAAAATGAACCCAATAATAAATCATCTTGGAATTTCAATATAGAAACGAAAAATAATGTGATAGAAAATTTTGATACAACCCCTCAGCCGCTCAAAGAAAAATTAAAAAAAATATTAAATAAAAAACGCCGTAAAATGGAAAACCCAAAAAAAATACCCGAACTGGAAAATATATTTGATATGCATCCATCACCTAACGAAACAAATTTTGAACCATTTTCAGTCAGTGGAATTGAAGGATTACAAAATAACGATGAAGAGGAAAAACAAGATGGGTTTTATGATCCAAGTGCGAATACAGATTCAACGTTAACTTTATTTGGATTAGATGACAATTCAAAAAAAGATACACCAAAATTTACAGATACATTGAAAGAAAAATCAAAAGAAGTCGGTGATCTGATTAAAAGGGGTACTGTTAAATTGAAAGAATATATTACATATACGTACAATATCACAATTGGTAATATATTAAAAACAGATACAAATATGCGATGGTTCGTACAAGAAACATCGAATGCGCTTACAAACAAAAAAGCGACATATTACGAAAAAGTTGTATTTTATGGACAAATTAAAATATTTTTAATCGTATTGTTATCGTGGGTTATTGTGTACAATTGGTATTATGTCATATTTTTTTTACAATGGAAAGATAAATTGGTGGAAAAATATAGATTTGAGTCTACAAAACTTGAGTTCTCTGATCAAAATATAATAAATGATTATGGTACAGCAGCTTATGCATTGGTAGGGCCAAGTGTACAAGTAGTATACGTAATAAACAAATTCATTTGTAAAACGATCCCTAACAAAATAGATGAATTATTTCCTGCTGATTTTAGTTTTAAAAATATTATTATTTTTGTTGTATTGGCTTTCATTGTATTATCCTTTATACAATATGGTATTTTTTCGGATTGGTTGAGTAATTTTTTCACTTCGATAAAAGGTATTATGCCGATTGGTGTTATACCCACTGTATCATTAATAATTGTTGCAGTATATGCAGCGCAATTCTTTTTCTCATTGTCGATTGTGAGCCAGCTGTTGCAAAGTGGTTGGGTAGGGTTTTTCGTTTTTTTAGTAATGTTGTTAATTTATGTACTGTATACTATATCTGTATTAATTCCTTTAGCTGTAGTGTTGCTTTTTACTTATTTGGTTGCATATTCATTTTTTGCCATTTTAATATACAAAGGGTTGGATGTTAAAAATACGTTTGTTGATGTATCAGACTATATTGCTAGTTTTAAACCCGAAACAAAGTCTAGTTGTAGCGTAGATGAGACTTCAATATATGATATAATAAAAGAATATTCAATCAAGGGGGTACGTTATATATATATTTATTTATTTGAAATTTTTTTAATATATTCATTGGCATCCGGCATTTATTTGTATGTCGATAATTATATTACTAAAAAGGCAACTACAGAGTTATTTACATGTTTAATTATTTTTAATGTATTGATAATACTTATTATATTAATCGGAATGGGATATAAATTTAATAAATTGAATGCGGCTGCGAATATACCGGGAGGAGGAGCAGGAAGAGGAGGTATAACAGTACCAAAGGTTTTGGTACCGATTGTTGCAGCTACCGCTCCCAGTGCTGCCGTTAAGCCGATTGCTCCTGCTAATTCTATTGCAGCTGCTGCTACCGCTCCCAGTGCTGCCGTTAATCCGATTGCTCCTGCTGCCGTTAATCCGATTGCTCCTGCTGCCGCTGCTGCCGATATCGTTAATCCGATTGCTCCTGCTACCGCTGCTACCGCTGCTGCCGATATCGCTAATTCTATTCCTGCTGCTGCTGCTCCTGTTGCTGCTACTACTATTCCTGCTGCTGCTGCTCCTGTTGCTGCTACTACTATTCCTGCTGCTGCTGCTCCTGTTGCTGCTACTACTATTCCTGCTGCTGCTGCTCCTATTTCTGCCGCAATTTCTGCCGCAACCAATATCGCCGCTGACCCGGCTCTTATTCCAGCAGCGAGTAATCTTGCTGCATCTGCATCAAATACTGCGAGTAATCTTACAGCATCTGCATCAACTGTTGGTAAATTGCTAACAGGTCTAACTACTAGGAAACCCGCAAATCCATAAACAATATAATATTTACCAAAACACGTATAAACAGAATAAAATATATATTTTATTATAATATATATTTTGCAATGGGCAAAAAAACGACTCAATCGTCAAAAGACCCGCATAGGTCAAATCAACCAGTGAAATTTTATCCTTTTGTAAGTGTATGCACTCCCACATTCAATCGTCGTCCATTTATCCCTACAATGTTTGAGTGTTTTAAAAACCAAGATTATCCAAAAACACGCATCGAATGGATAATCGTAGATGATGGTACTGACAAAATAGAAGATTTAGTATCAAGTTCCAATATCCCCCAAATTAAATATTTTAGTCTACCTACAAAAATGACACTGGGTGCAAAGCGTAATTTTATGCACGAAAAAACCAAGGGCGCCATTATCGTATATATGGATGACGACGATTATTACCCTCCCGACCGCATTTCTCACGCAGTTGAAAGATTAACAAACAACAAGCAAGCATTGTGTGCAGGATCGAGTGAATTGTACATTTATTTTAAACACATTCAAAAAATGATACAATGTGGACCGTATGGTCCAAATCACGCGACGGCAGGTACATTCGCATTTAAACGCGAGTTATTGGACCAGACGCGATATGACGACAACGCTTCACTGGCTGAAGAAAAATCATTTTTGAAAAATTATACGATTCCGTTTGTCCAATTGGATCCAATGAAATCCATCCTTGTTTTTTCACACGAGCACAACACGTTTGATAAACGAAAGTTATTAGAAAACCCTCACCCACAATTTTTAAAAGAATCGACGAAGACCATCGATATGTTTATTAAAAACGAAAAAGAGTCAAAAATTAAGGATTTTTTCGTGAACCAGATCGACAATTTATTGGCGAAATATGAACCAGGTGAACCCAAAATGAAGCCAGATGTTTTGAAACAGATCAAGGAAATTGACGCGGAACGCAGACGTATGCAGGATCCGTCCGGTAAATCGCAGCATCAATTGCAAAATGAAAATGGCATACCGCAAATTATGGTGGAGCGACCGAACGAACCACCCAAGGCATTGACTCCACAAGAAATCGTCGAATTATTGCAGCAACAACAGCAGGCCATTCAACAATTGAATCAACAGGTTATTGATCTGCAGAATGCAAACGCGGATTTGCAAAAACAATTGGCGGAAAAACCAAATGTTCAAATACGTGAAGTGAAAATGATAGATATATAGAAAAATCCGGAATTATTTTATGATATAATAGAGGTATCATAAAATAATTATTGTGCCGTTTATAATACGATAATATGAAACGGTACGGTATTATAGACGTTAAAATGAAATCAAATAATGAAATATTATAGCGTTATCATTAAATTCACCAAACTGGTCGTTTTTATATATGCATGTAGTTAACCCATTTGTATCTATATCATTTCTTGAGGCTAATTCCATATTTTTACGATTATTTAATTGATCTGGACTAAAACCAGTTTCGATTGCTTCCATTATAAATCCACTGTTGAATAAATTATTTGGAGTTTCTAATGGAACATTTTGTATTATAATTCTGTTGTAAATCGCCCAATCATCGCCTCCCCAACCGCATAAATCATTGGGAAATCCATTTATTTTTTTATAAGATTCTGAATCAAAAACACACGCTGCTCCTAAAACTGGAAAAGGAGGACGATGTAAATCAATAAACCCAGATTTTAAATTTAATAGTTCATCTGGAAAATTTCTGTCAAGATTAAAAGTATAATCCGTATTCATATGAAAATATTTATTAGATGAACCAAATAACCGTTCACTTTCTAAAAATGCTACATTCAATAACATTCCGCGATTGAAATAATTATCGTCGTTTTGTTCACAAATTACAATTTTAAATTCAATGTTGTTTTTTGCAAAATATTTTTTTGTGTTTTCAATCATTGCCATTAGTTCATTTCTTCTAAATATTTGTTTTCCTCTTGCTCTATAAGGAATTAGTATAATAAACATTATTATACTGTTGAACAATTCAATTCATAAGTTTTTAAGTTGTTATTTCATAAAAGTAATATTCATCTGGAGGAAAACGGATATGGAGCGAGCCTGAGATATTAGGGACGTAGGTTAGCGACCTAACTCAGCAGTTCTCGAAGGGATCGAAAGAGTTTAGCACCAAATGGAGGAAAATGTAGATGAAGCGAAGCGAATCGCAGTTTTCCGTGTAAACTCCTTCGATATGCGGTGCACATCTCCGGAGTTCAGTCGCTCTCCTCCGCTCACACTCCGGCTCGCTCCAAACTCTGAAGGCGGTAGCCGAAGGAGTTTGAGTTTATATTATTTAATTCTTTTTGCCCAAAAAGGAAATGATTTACCATTTGTATTCCAAAATGGAGAGAAAAAAGTTTCATCTAATAATTTAATGGAGCCATATTTGTTTACCAATATTGATAATATTGATTGATCGTGTCTATTTTCTATAAATGAATGATTTTCATTAGTCAAAACATCGTTAATTAAATTATGATTATTACAAGCATTATACCATTCATTAATAATGTTAATTGAATGATTATTTTTTTTTATAATTTGAACTGTTGCAATGCATTGAAACATATTTGCATTTGTTTCATCACAATTAAAATGTTCAAATATTTGTTGTTTGGTATATAATAATTCTTTAAATTCAAGTTGAAAGGAAATTAATCCATATTCATCCTTATTTGTGTTTAATAAATCAATATATTCTAATAATCTTTCTCTTCCATTTTTATTTATTTGACATCCTGAATCACAATATATAAGAATATCATTATAATTCATTTTATCTAATTCTTTTTTAATTAAATGTGATTTCCATATCCAATAACCATATCCTCTATTGTTATTTTCAATAAAGTTTCCGTGTTTACCCCAAAATTGTTCGTCGTTTTTCAAATCAACCTCGGTAAATCCTATAATTTGATTAAAATAATCGATATCATTTGCTTCTTCGCAAATTTTTTTAACACGATTATGAAATTTAGGCGTAGGTCCGCCAAACGTAATAAATTTCTTTATTTGTTTATCTTCAACGTTTAATAATTTTTTAATATTATTTGAAATATTATATAAACTAAATGGTATTCTATTATTTGCATAGATTGGTTTATTTACCATTTCTAAATATTTTTCATTGTCGTTTAATATTACAATAATTTTATCAATTGCATTATTTACATCCATATCATCAAAACTTTTTACATTTATAAATCTTTCTTCATTGAAAAATTCACATATATTATCAGACCCCCAATAAACAGGTATAATATTCGCGGCAAACCCTTGGAGTATTTTTTCTGTTATATAAGTATTATTTTTAGAATTTTCCATTGTTATGATTATTTTATATTGTGAAACAAACTTTATAAATTCCGATGAAAAATGAAAATCTACTATCCGCGGAACATTATTTTTATAACTCCCGGCATAATCTATTTTTATTTTTTCATTTAATTTGTCAAAAAAATAATTTCTACCTTCCGAATCTCCTCCATTTGAAACAATAACACATACATCTTTGGCTGGAACTGTTGTTATTATATTATTTTCAAGTTGTTTCCAACGAGTAGTGTCATAATTATATTTTATAAATTTATATGTATAATTAAAACAATAACTATAAAATACAAATAATGGAAAATTTATAACATTACCATTATCTTTCTCACCTTTCAATACACAAGAATAATCTTTTATGATATTTAATTTATTTTTCATAAATATTTTATCGTTTCTTCTATCCGATTCTCCTATAAATAAAAATGAATATAACCATTTTTTGTGATATAATAATGTATTTTCTCCAAAAACACTTTCTAATAATATATCACTATTTTCAATATTTCCTAGTTCTATATTTACATTAAATGTAAGTTCAAATAATTTATAGAATGGTGATAAATCTAAATCATTGAAAAAATTATTAATAAAAATTTTCATTATATATTAAACAAATAAATATAATATAATATATAAACATTTCTTTTCACTTCGATCACCTACGCTAACTCCGCAGACGTAGTCGGCGGAGTTCAGTCGCTCACTTACACCTAACGGTTCCGGCTCGCTCCACAAAACTTATAATTATCAGCACATATATGAATTATCTGATAAAAAATCTTTAATTCCATCATCTAAAGTAATTGATGCTTTCCAACTTAATTGGTCGTATGCGGGTTTGGGATCTTGAAATATGTGTTTAATATCACCAGATCTTTCAGGAATATATTTAACATCACAATCAAAAAATTTCGCTACATCATTTAATGAATTGTTGACACCAGTACATAAATCAAATACCCCAGTTGTTGATGTATTCATCGCACAAATATGTCCATCAACAATATCGTGCACATGTGTAAAATCGCGACTTTGTGTCCCGTCGCCAGTAATTTCTAAATATCCTTTTTCTTTTTTAATTTTCCTTAATGCGGAAAACACATTAGGTGACGGTCCCAACTCAGATTGTCTTGAACCGTATACGTTTGAATTTCTTAAACAAACAACAGATAACCCATACATTTCAGTGTAAACTTTTCCTAATGATTCCAATGCTTCTTTACTTGAACGATATGGTGTCCAAAATGCATAAACAACGTTGGATGAAGTCATTACTATTCTTTTAACATTGTTCAGTCGCGATGCCTCTAAAATATTTAATGTTCCGATAACATTTGTTTCATATGCAAGTATAGGATTATCAATACACCATGGTGTTCTAGCAATTGCAGCTAAATGAAATACACCATCAACTTCTGCAAAATGGTCGATGATATCGCTTAATTTACGTATATCGCAATTATAAAATATTGCTTTTTTATTTATATTTTTTTCAAATCCGGAAAGTAAATTATCCAATACGATTACGGTATGCCCCAAATCAATTAATTTATCAACTAAATGACTTCCTATAAATCCTGCGCCTCCAGAAACTATATATTTCATTTTATTGTATATAATAAACAATTATAATAAACAATTATAATAAACAATTATAATAAACAATTATAATTCCGAAGTTTTATGGGTTTACACGATTTCCTGCGACATCTTAGTTTCCTTGTTTTTTTATTCTTGCACTTCTGAGACCCCCTCCACTTACGATCCTGACAGTCTTCTTTGAATATGCGCCTCCTTCTTTTATAGAAGAAGGACTAGGAGTAGGAGTAGGCAAACTCAGACGACGTAGTACCACCGGAGTTTGGAGAGAGCCGGAGCTACTGCGGATTGTTGATTGATGGGGTTATCACTTACATTACATTCGGTAGGTTTCCCCAAATAATAATTTAACGCTCGATCCGCATTCTCAATAAGTACATATTCTTTCATTTCTTTAGATGCGTGTTTTTTCGTCATTATTTTTGAGATTTTATCTGCAGATTGACTTGCATATGTTTTGTTTCCACAAAATAGCGCCGGTTTGTGAACACATCCATATGAACCTTCACCTACAACATCCGATTCGGCCATTATTATTCGTATGATATAATATATTATCGAGAAACTTATTATCGATAATATATTTTTTTGCTGTATTTTTTGCTGTAATTTTTGCTTTATATTATTCATCGTCATCATCAATTTCATCGTTCAATATAACGGCTGTATCTATTTTTACGTTTTTATCCAAATACCGATACATACGACGTATATCCAATTTCGATATATTAT